CCTCCGTACCGTCCTTTAGGGTAAAGGTGACGTTAGTATCTATATCTGGGGTTATGGATTCTATGTATTTGCGTAACTCTACAGAATCCCTTGAAAGCAGATAGCCTTGATCAATAAAATCACGAACTGTTTTTACAGAGTATTCTCCGTTAATAGCCACTATCTGGTGTTTCAATCTCGTTGATAGGGCTCCGGCTTCTTGACCGACTGTCTTCTTCATGCCTTTGATCTCCTCGTCAATCTTCTTATCCAAAGCTACTGTGAGTAGCTTAAATGTGACAGAATTCTTAGAATGAGGCAACACAAACTCAAACTCATTCCTATTGTCTAATAGTGCCCAATTAACCTCCTTATACTTAAGATTCTGTAGATCCACGGTTACCCTTTCCTCTTCTCCTGTGTTAGGATTTCTATAAGAGAAAACGTAATCCTTTCCATAAGCTAATATCCTGGCTGCTATTAGAAGACCATTACGATCACCTAATATTAGGTCTTCGTATTTGATTGGAGATTTGATTAGAGAGATTAAAACTTTTTCTATAGCCAAACCCTGGCGTAGCAGGTTAACATTGGTTAGGATGTCCTCTTCTCTGGCGGTCATGTATTTCATTTCTACTTGACCTGATGCTAGTGGATTTTCTTTTGGATAAACTAGACCTTTAGAAGGTAGGTCGATAAGTTCTGTAGGAACCGTAAACTTTTGATCTGACATAAACGTGTTTTTTATTTATAAATATACGCTGTTTGTGTTTTATATAAAATAAAAAAGCCCCAATTAAGGGGCCTTTTAAAATTTTAATAATTAAATATTAGTAGTTCAGGACACAGTAATCCATTGCCACAGTCAAACTGATTTCTGTTGGTGCAGAAGTAGACCAGTCGTAGCTACCGAAATTAGTGTCTTTAACAAAAGCACCCTTCAGAATCCACTCAGATACCACATCACCTACAGGACCTAAGATAGACAGGTTAATGTCTTTCTTGTAAAAATCAGAGTAACCATCACGGCCTGTTACAGACTCGTGAGAAAGGCGCACCCATTCCATCACAGCCTGTTGGCCAGAAGGAGATATGGGGTTATAAAGAGACAATACCATGTCTCTCCAAAGCGCTTTACCCTTGATCTTACGATACACATTGATGTGATCTAATTTGATTTCATCTAGTGTTACACCAGGAGCATCCGCCTTTTTGATCATGTAAGAAGGAATACCATCGATGTACATGATAAATCGGTTCGATACTGTGGGTTCGAACGCTGTGAACATTATTTCATTGGGATCCAGTACTGGCATTTGTCTATCGGTTTAAATTCTAGTTATAAATATGCGATAACAGAATTATTCTTTTTCGTAACCTTCTTCTTTCTTCTCCTCTACTTTTTCTTTCTCTTCCTCTACTGGAGCTTTCTCCTCTTTATCGTGAGACTTCTCTTCCAACTTTGTGATTTCGTTGTTGAGCAGTTCAGCAAGGGCTTTCAACTCCTCAAGGCCCATCTTCTTGTGACCGTCTTTAGGTACTTTAGCCTCTTCTTTAGGAGCCATATCTTTTTTAGGAGCTGCTGGCTTAGTGGCCTTAGGCTTATCTGAAGCCGCACCAGCTGCCTTCTGCCCTTTAACAGGCTTCATGTCTTTTGTACCGAAGTTCTGCTTGGCTTCTTTAAGAGTTAACTGCGCTTTCACAGTCTCATAAAGATGAGCTGGCACTTTAATTCTGAGAATTGTATTGTCGTTCATTTCCATGTGTTTTCTCTATTATTGACCGAATGAAGTGCCAGTAGGCAGGATGTTGAAGTCAAGCTGAATAAATTCCGCAGTCTTTGTAGGCTGCAAGTAAATTGTACCAACCAACTGGTTACGATCCACCACATCAGGCGTGTTGTTAGTCTCGTCCATGATAACCTGGAAGGAGTACAAGCCTTGACGCTGTTGTACAGATTCCAAATAGGGGTTAACCTGGTTGAGGAACTTATTGCGAGTCACCTGTGTGTTAGGCTCGAACACGATGTTCTCACCGATCTGACCGATGTAATCTTTCAGAGCAATTAACAAGCGGCGCACATTCACGCGATCCAGAGCAGAAGGCTTCTGTTGAAGTGTCTTCTGACCGTAGATCACCGTACCAACACCTGGGAAGGTAGCGATCGGGTTAACTTTGCCCTGATAGAGCAAGTTACGGTCGTTTACAGTAAGCTTACGCTCAGGCTGAAGCACTGTAGAGAGTGAACCGCGGTTCAAACCTGCGGGTGCAAACCACTCAGCGGAAACTCTGTCGTTGTACTCGTATACTGCTGGCACCAATGTAGAAGCTGGCACGAAGTTGATCTTGCCTGTTTCACGGCTACGAACCTGAATCCAAGGCCAGTATGTGGCTGCGTAAGAATTGTCGTAAGTAGCTGCTTGACCTATGACTGTGTTGATCTGTTGACCGTAAGTCACCATGTCTACCACAGCGATGGCGTCTCCGCGACCCTGAGCTAAACCAACTATATCACTTACTTGCGTAGCGGCATTTTGATTAGTCAAACCTGGAGCGTAAATCACATTGAATGAGTAAGCGTCCTGGTTTTCAAGCAGATCGATTGCTGTATCGTAGTCTGTTTTGATAAGTCCTTGTATGTTGTTTGCTGGAGTACTTGCGTCGCTAGTCTTAATGTTCTCAAACATGTTAAGAGCAGCTTGACCGAAAGCTCCGTATAGAGGTCCTGCCGCTCCACCAAAAGCTCCGTTTACAGATCCTGAACCAAGAGATGGCATAGAACCGGTATAGATATTTTGTGCTACTCCAACTTGGTTGAAGTAGTTAGGAGTAGGCTGAAGCACAGAAGACACACGCACATACTTAGAAGCGTTTGCGTAAGAGCCAGTTATCTGTATGTATTTGCCTGTGCTAGAATCTGTAGCAACTGTCTGGGTCTGGTCACCGATAACGTAAGCAATGTAGTTGTTCTGATTAGGATCCAGAGACAAGTTGTTCCAAGTCTCAAGGATGGTTTTGCTGTTGTTATAGTCGTCTCCACGGCGGATGTTCAAGCTGAACACTCCTGAACCAGTGTCAACACCAGTAACTTCCCAACGAATGTTTGCAGCTGAACCAGAAGGCAGAGAACCGTTAGATCCGCTGCTCCAGTTACCACTGTTGTTCATGATGTCTCCCTGAGAAAGAGTCTCTAAGGTGAAAGCTGGATTGCCGTTGATACCATTAACTGAAGCTGTTGCAGAAGTGTAAGATCCTGAAGCCACCCTGGTAACCAAAAGAGATTGACCACCCTGCTCAAAGTAGTTGAGAGCAGCAATGGAAGTCAAATACTCGTAAGTGGCACCGCCAGATATGAAAGACGCTCCGAAGATCGCTTTAAACTGGGAATAGGTGGTTACTACAGTTGGGATGTTAACCGGACCAGTTACTGTGGGGCCAAGCAATGCAGCTCCTACTGTGATCGGTCCTTGTGTTATCTGGGAGAGGTCGTTCTCGTTAAGGAAAACTCCCGGGCTAATGAGTGTTTCGGCCATTTATGTAAGTTTTAACTAGTAATAAATATCACTATTTTTTTCGAAACACTTTGATTTATCAAAATTCTCCTGTCTCTATATTTATGCTGACGTTACCGTATTTTTCTTTAAGTTCGTTAAGGATTTGCGCCTCTTTCACTTTGATGTCTTTCACTTTGAGTTTGGATTCTGAGATAAAGCTCTCTAGAGTTGTTTTTTGGTATTCTAACTCTCCAAGTTCATAAATGACTTTAGTGGTTTCCTGACGCAGGTCAGAGATGCTCTTTAATTCCTGTTCTGTGATTTTTCCCATTGTAACGAGTTTTAGTTTTTATGTTATTTTGTTGCGTTCTTTTTTGCTTTAGGTTTACCGTAGTAGCGGCGCTTCTTTTTCTTAGGCTTTTCTTCTGCTGTTTCTGTTTTTACATCAATAACAGGTTTAGTTTCCACAGGCTGTTGAGAGACTAAACTCTCTTCCTGAGAAAACTGTGTGGAGTTCACGATTGTTGCAAAGGTTTCGTTTTCGGATTGTTTTTTATAATCTTCTAACTTTTGCTCCTCCTTGTACTCGATGTAGATTTTGATTCCTATGAGTGCAGCCATAACAGAGGCCACGACCACAATAAGCGTTAAAGACATATCAGTGTATTTTATTTATAAATATACTAAAGCTGAGTAAAACTCAGGTTAGATGTCCAATTTATTGTTGTCTGCATCCACTGTCACGATCTTGTATCCTCTACCAGGATCTGCGGCCTCCAGTTCAGTCTTCTTGACCTCAGCCTCAGCTAGAGTGTCGAATATCCAAGTAGGGTCCTCTGGGTTTAATTTTTCCACCCATATCTGGTCCACGCCTGGGATAAATTGCATTACTATCAGGTATTTCATTTTATTGTATCTGTTTTTTTAGTTGCTCTATTTGCTGTTGCTGTTCTTGTATGGCTTTTATAAGTATCGGCACCAGGTGTTCGTACTCCAGTTGCCAGTAGGAGCCCGTCACTTCTATAGGCCGCATGGTCTCGGGATCTCTAGTGGCATTGACCACATAGGGCACGTGTTCTATAGCCTCTTGAGCTATTAGTCCAGTCCACTTGCCTCTAGCGTTCCTGTTATTCCAAGAGGTGTCAGTAGGGTCCTGCCAGTTGTAGTCTACGACTCTTAATTTGCTAAGAGTTTCCACTGCTAACACAGTAGTGTTTACCACGTTGGTCTTTAATCTGATATCTGAAGTGGTGTTTATAGAGGCATTGCCTATGTAAAGTGTAGCGGTGCCCGCTCCTATAGAAGCTGTGGTTATCAAATTGTTCGTTGAATCAGCTCCTATTCTTACACCGCCTGTAAAATAGCCTTGACCGACGACGTGTAGTTTTTGAGCTGGGCTTGAAGTGCCTATTCCTACGTTACCACCGTTATCTATGAGTACGTAGGTTGTACTGCCTCCTATGTTTCTAAAATAGTGGTTGGTGTTGTCGTAGTAGTTTGCTGCATCGACGGTTCCTCCCAAGTAGAGACCTATGTTTGTTGATCCGGAGGTGTAAAGCTGCGTGTAGTTTCCGGCAAGTCTTGCAAATAAGCCTCCTGATAAACTCAAAGTTCCATTAACGTCTAATTTAGATACTGGATTATCTGTACCTACACCAAGGTTTCCTAAACCGGTTAAAGTCATTGCTTTACCCATAGTTACCTGGCTGTTCTCTGTTACAGTTTGAGTACTACCAGTGAACCACTTATGAATATTGCCAGATATCACATATGCTCCACGCTCTATATTAATACTAGTAGCACTTAAAAATTTGTCAACGCTTCCTGTGTGGGGTTTAACAGCGTAACCCAAAACAGGACCTCCAGTAGACCACTCAGAACCTAATACTGTTAGTGCTCCTGCACTGTAATAACCTCTAATTATTTCTGTTCCATCTGTAGAGCTATTTTGAGAAATGTGATTAACTCCTGCGGTCACAACTCCTGATCGCACATCTAGTTTTGTTAACGGACTTGTGGTCCCAACACCTACTTTGCCTGTATTATCTAAATACATTGCAGTAACTGCAGCATCGTTTGTTCTTAGGAATAATCCTCCGGTGCCACCGTCTAGGTAAGTCGCATTGTCTGAAAATCTTCCGTAAAGAACCGGTGTGATTGTGCCTCCTATGTCTTTTGCTCCAAACCAATAGGAATTATCCATGACAATATTTCCAGCTCCTACGTGAAGTTTAGCTTCTGGATTATTTGTGCCTATGCCAACTTTTCCATCAACAGAACCTGAAAAAGTTTGAGAAGTTGTGTTTCCATAAGAACCTGAACCAAATATTAAACCTCCTATGTTTATGCCATTTTCATATTTTGGAGGTAGACTTATATTAGTTCCAATTATGATATTGTTTCTTCCAGGACTAAGAGACGTCTCACTACAAAATCCAGCTGCAAATCCCATTATAGTAGAATATGCTGTGTCTTTAGCTCTATATCCAGCATAATACCCAAACATGTTGTTATAGGATCCGCTAATTAAAGAAAGTGTGACTCCTATACTTTCACCAGCTCTGAATCCAATTGCATTAGTGTATCTAGAGTAAGCACTTAAATATCCAGCATAGCCCCCTATGAAATTGCAACCTACTACACTTGCTGCAACGTATCCAGCCTGACGACCTATAAAATTACTTTCATCGGTATTATTAGCGAGTTCTCCGGCTGAGAATCCTATAAAATTTGAATACGCAGATCCTCCAGCGGCATCATATCCAGCTTGGTATCCTATAATATTAGTGTATAGAGCATTATCAGCATTATATCCAGCTTGGTATCCAATAAAATTAGATCCTGTAATATTAGAAGTGCTTTCTCCAGCTGATATGCCTATCATGTTTGATGCAAGCGTAGCACGAGCAGTGTGACCAGCTCTATAACCTAAAAAACTTGAACTAGCAGCATTACTTGCACTATAACCAGATAGACCGCCTAAAAATACAGAGTAATCAGAATTATAAGAATCAAATCCAGAACCTGAACCTACGTATATGGATTGAATTGCGCTAAAATTAGGCCCAGATCTAGGATTAAGCGAATAAAGAGTTGATCCTGTAACATCAAAAGATCCTCCATTTAAAGAGTATGAAGCAGTACCTAACAGTGATCCAGTTATACTGGGTGCTATAAGACTACCAGTGATCTCGGTAGGCCCTGACTCGACTATGAGTCCGTTTTTTATTTTAAATCTACTATCTCCCATAAGGCTTCTTTTTGTTCACTTCCGAAAAAGGAGCTACTGAGTATAAATATAGGTCAGAGACCGAAACGGCCCTTGGTGGCGTTATAGTTTTGTATCATCTCTGACTCGGTTAAAGCTCTATTATAACAAGTTAAAAGAGCTAAATTACCATTAAAGAATTGTTGGTAAGTACCGTTATTATTACCAGCTCCTATTGAAGCATGCGTTGCTAAACTAGTGTTATTTGTAGTATTAGAAGCCTCTAAAATTGTATCTAAATAAAGTTTTCTAGAGGAAGTACTTGTTTGTATATAAGTTACATATTTCCATCCTAAATTTCTAACGTCTGTAACACCTCTTAAAACATTTATTGAAAAAAACCAAACTCTTAAACCGCCGACTGCTTGTCCATTAGAAGATGTGTCTCCAAAATAAATTATAAAAAGATTAGATGGCCACGAGGATGGTGTATTTTCACTATAAACTATTGGAAAATTTACTCCTACAGTTGTTCTTGCCCAAAAAGAAACACTAAAAGCAGATAAATTACTTACACCTATATTTGGAAGTAGAACAACATCATCTGTTCCATCAAATTGTATATTTCCTAAGTTATCTGTATTAAAATTTGACCCATTTATTAAACTTCCTGTTACATTATTTCCATTGACATCTCTCCAAATCCCAGCACTAGAGTACCTGTTATAAGAATTAGAAGTGCCAGCGTCCAAGTAGAGCACAAGCCCGTCTCTAACTATATCAGGAGAATTCCAACTTATACTTGCGCTCATA